TTTCAAGCGATATGCAGGAAGAATATGTATCACTACTTACGGTGTTTAAGAATTTAGAAGGAAGTAAAAGTGAAGAATATGTAAATAATGCTATATATAATTCCTTTGACATTTATTTTAAGAATATTGACTTTACGCCGTTCAAGGAAGAAATAGACGTTAAAAAAATATATCAAATGATGTTGTGGCTGTCCGAGGGGTGCATATTCCGCAAAAACAGAGCACTCGCTCCGCATGAGCGGAGCGCTGTTCCGCTAGGAACGGATCATTGCCCTGTTGGTTAATAAAGTTACTTGCTTTCTACACGTCTATCGCGACCTGGAAAGTCTAATCGATATGCTTTAGAGGTCATGCGGCTGAGACATGCATCTGCATATGTGTTATCACCAAACAATTGGTACCAGTTCGCTACTGGCATCTGCGAGATGATGACTGTTGATTTTCGGCAATCTCTAGCTTCGATGATTTCAAAGAGATCACGGCACTTGTCAAGATTTAAATCCATCAATCCAAAATCATCTATAACAAGAAGATCATAACCGGCCATCTTGTTTGAATACTCATAGTAATTATCTTCACTATGCGCATGGGCGGATTCTTGAAGCAGATAATTCGCACGGATATATTTAACAGTCCTCATTTGATGTAGTGCTGTGACACAAAGTGCACATGCAACATGTGTTTTGCCAGCTCCTGCTCGCCCAGCGTGCGCAGGGCTGCCAGGTAATCCGCCTGGGACTGGCTGTCCTCTTTTTTCTTGCTGGAGGCGTCCAGCAGCATCTCCCGCCGGGCCGCGCCGGTGTTGCCGGTAGCCCCGACGGTCACTGTTCCGTCTGCGCCCACGACCGTACAGATGTTTTTGTAGTCCGTGATGCTCTCGGTGTAGGTCAGGTCGGTCAGGTTGCCGTACTGCGGCGCATACCGGGCGTTGGGGTCCAGTTTGGGCCGGTACAGCTCAAACAGCAGCTTTTTCTGCGGCTGGTCGAACCGCACCCGGAAGCCGATGTCCAGCTCCTGACACACCTGCTCGGCGATGGAGAGCAGGCTGCCGGGCTTGACTTCGCCGGTGTAGGTGTCGGTCAGGCCTGCAGCGTCGCCCAGTTCCAGACAGGGCCATGCGGTCCCGGACACCAGACCACGCAGCGTGTTCTCCACGGCAAAGCTGCTCAGCGTTCCCGTGCTGATCCGCTCGTCGAGGATGCAGGCGGCATCCTTTGTGGAGATGACCAGTTTGTGGTCGGCCTTCTGGGCAGATACGATGCGCATGAGCCGGTCACTGCCGATGAGCCAGAGATACCGGTCCGGGCGGCAAAGCGCCTGCAGGGCGGTGGTGTCGTGGAGCTCCAACTGGGCTCCCTGCACATTGCTGTAGACATTATAGCGCTCCGGCCACACCAGAGACACCCAGCTCTCAATGCGCCCCAGCGGCCGCAGCTGGGCATCGTAAACGCAGATGCTTTTGTGCCCGGATGCAGTCAGGGCAGATGTAATATCAGCCATGAGGTTCCTCCGTGATGATCGTGGTGAACGCGGCGTGCATGGTCAGCGACAGAAACAGCCAGCTGTCACCGGAATCCGCCGTGCGCTGCCATGTTTGCGCCCCGTGATATACGGTCCAGAGGTCGCTGCTCTCGTCCAGCACGGCAAAGACGTCGTAGTTTTTGCCGTCGATGACCTGCTCCACCCGAAGCTGGCCGTTTTCCCGGTAGACCTGCAGCTCGTCGCCGTCCTGCAGGGTCGTGACGAAGCGCAGAGATTCGCCCGTTTCCGGGTTGATGACACCGGGGTTGACCACATCGCCGCGGGCGGTCAGCGAGAGCTTCCAGTTCTGGGTGTCCAGACCATCGTTGAGGATGCGGATGTAGCTGGCCTGCTCCCGGATGCCGTACTGGTGCGAGGTGTAGCACGCAGGCAGCCGGAACACGGGCGTCACCTTAATGGTCGCGGCCAGCGTTTCGGTTACACTGTGCCAGTAGGGGTTCGGGCAGTACAGCTGAAAACTGAACGTCGGCCAGCGCAGCGCAGCACTGATGGCCGGGCAGCGCTGCACCTCGGCGTCGCAGTAATACTTCCCGGCCACGGTGAGCCGCCCGGTGACGGATGGTGCAAAGATGTCCCGCAGCTGACGCTTGCAGTAATCGGCGTTGCGCAGGATGCGGCCGGTGATGGTGCGGGTGACGCCGGAAATGCTCCGGCTCTCCACTGTCGCGCCCACCTGCTGGTAGCCCTGGCTGGTCTCCAGATCCACGGGCAGGTCGCCCAGCGGGTCACAGCTCCAGAGCACACCGGCAGCATAGCCAAAGGCGAAGCTCTGGCCGTCACTGGTGGTAAAAACGGCATCAAACACCCTGCAGCACCGCCCTTTCCTGCTCATACTGCGCTTCACGCATTAGGTCGGCGGCCGTCTGCGCTTTGCTGTAGATATACTGGTTCACTTCGATGTTGGGCCGCTGGGTGCGCTGGGGCAGCGGCGCGGTCTTCTCGTAGTCCCACAGCGAGGAGGACGCGCCGGTGACGGTGCTGCCTGCGGTGCCGGACGAGCCGGTGCTGATGGCGCTCTTTTTAAAGGAGCCGCCGATACTGGCCACGATGGCCGCAATGGTGGCCGCCAGAGCTGCACCGGCTGCGATCATCAAAATCGCCTGCGGGGCACCGAAGCCCGTCGGGAACAGTGCCGCACCGATGGCCTGCAGCATGCCAACAAAGGCAGAGCCGATGGAGCCGATCAGACTTCCCAGCGATGCAAGGATAGAAGGAAAGCTGGAGAGCAGCCCGCCCTGCAGGCCCTTGCTGATGGCCGTAGCCGCTGCAGTGATCGGGGCTTTCAAGCCAGAAAAAATGTCGGTCAGAGTGCCGCCCAGGCCGGAGAAGCGACTGATGACGTCACCGAGGCCGCTGGTCAGACCGTCGCAGATCTGGCCGCCCAGTTTCCAGGCACCGTTCGCCAGCTGGCTGACGCCCTGTTTCAGCACGCCGTTGACCTGCTGGATGAGGGCCTTGCCGGTATCGTCGATGAGCTGCTTGGTCTCCGGCGCAAGGCCATTGTACAGGGTGGACAGCACCCACTTGCCGACGGACTGCCAGTCCTGCTTCTTCACCGCTGTCACCAGCGTGTCGAAGGTGCCCAGCACACCCTTCTCGGCTTCTTCCTGCCAGCCCTTCGTCAGGCCGGAAAAGCTGTCAGCACTGGCCCGTTTGATGGTCTCAGCAACGGATTCGGTGCCGTCGGCGGCAATGGTCCTGGCGCGCTCCACCGTCACGAGCATCCCGTTCAGCACCTCGGTCTGCGTTTCGGTGATGACCTGCTTTTGCTGGGTCGTTCCGTCGGTGAGCGTCTCGGTGACAGTTTTGGTGTTGGTCTGGATGCCGTCCACCACAGCATCAAAGGTCGAAGTGACCGAGAGGGCCGTCTCGCGGACGGTCTCCATGGTCTGCTGGATGGTCTTCTTGCCGTCCGCGCCGATGGTCGTCACCGTCTTGATGTCCTTCAGGAGGCCATTCACCATCTGGCGGCTGGTCTCGGTGATGACTTTTTTCTGCTGACGCGTGCCGTCGGAGAGGAGTTCGTTCGTGGTCTGGGTGGTGCGGGTGACCTTGCCCAGCATTTCGGTCACGGTGTCAGAGTAGGACTCGACCGCCGACGCTGCCTTCTGCGCGGCTGTCTTGGTCTTCTTGCTGGATGCGGCCGCCGCGTCGCCGGATTTGGTGTAGGCCGGGATAGCGATATCCGCCATATCCTGGGCACTGTCGGCGAGGTCGGAGTTCGCGCCGATCCAGTCATTCAGGCCGGAATCATCGCCGCTGGCGGTCTCGGCCAGGTCGAGGCCTGCCGTGACAGCAGTGGCCACCGACCCGGCACCGGTCAGACCGTTGATGAAGTTCTGGATCGCGGTTTTTGCCAGCTGGAACAACTTTCCGGGCAGCTCCCACAGCCACTTCAGGGCGCGGGAAAAGCCACCCTTGAAGGCCGCCAGCAGGCTGGAGCCCATGCTCTTGACACCACTTGCGATGTGGGTGAGCAGGCTCTTGCCGATGTTCAGCCAGTTGACGGCCGAAATGACCGAGAGCACCGCCTGTAAAATCTTCTTCCAGTTTGCCAGCAGCTGCGGCACCGCCTTGCCGATGCCCACCACCAGCTGCACCACAAGGGAGACGCCCTGCGCAAGGATCTTGGGCATGTTGTCGTTGATGCTGCCGCAGATGTTGATGATGATATCGGGCACATAGGCGATCAGGTCCGGTAGGCCCGCGATCAGGCCGTTCACCAGCTGGGTGATCATGTTCAGGCCCGCATTCACGAATTCGCCCGCGTTGGCGCGCAGCTCCTCAGTGAAAGAGAGCAGCTGCGGCAGGGCATTGGACAGAAAATCCGGGATGCCCTGCGCAAAGCCCTCGGCCAGCGAGTTGAGCAGATCGGTGCCGGACTGCAAGATCGTCGGGACCAGCGTATACACCAGCTGCGGGATGCCCTGCAGCATATTGCCGATCATGGGCAGCAGGTTACCCTCCAGGAAGGTCTGCGCCGTGTCGGCCAGCGCCTGCAGCGGCTCTGTCAGGTCCGCACCGGTGGACCACGCTGCCAGCACGTTTTCAGCCGCGGCTTTCATGGAAGCAAAGCTGCCGGTCAGGGTGGTGGACGCCTCCTTGGCTGTGGTGCCGGTGATGTCCATCTCCTGTTGGATGACGTGGATGGCGCTGTACATGTCGGCCAGGTTGCCCAGGTCGTACTTGACGCCGGAGATCTTCTCTGCGTCCTTCAGCAGGCGCTGCATTTCAGCCTGCGTGCCGCCGTAGCCCAGCTTCAGGTTGTCCAGCATGGTATAGTTCTGCTTTGCAAAGCCCTGATAGGCGTTCTGGATATCCTGCATATCCGTGCCCATCTTATTGGCATTATCAGCCATGTCCACCATGGCCATGTTGGCCAGCTGGGCTGCAGCATTGGTGTCGTGGCTTACGCTGGACAGCAGGCTGGCTGCAAAGCTGGTGGTCTGCTCCATGTAATCGTTGGCGGACAGGCCCACAGTCTTATAGGCTTGGGCGGCATAGGACTTGACGGTGTCGGCGCTGTCTTTGAACAGCGTCTCCACGCCGCCCAGGCTCTGCTGCAGTGCACCGCCCAGGTTGAGGGATTCCGAGATGAGCTTGCCGATGCCTGCCGCAGCCACGACCTTTTTGATCGTGCCGACCAGCTGTGCACCGATGCTCTGGCCGGTCTTTTCGCCCAGGCCGTCGGTCTCCTCGCCGAAAATGTCGGTCAGCGCAGCACGGATGCCCTGCGCCGAGGGCACGATCTGCACATAGGCTTTCGCCATTTCAATGCCTTCCGACATTGTCAACCACCTCCTTTCAGGGCCGCAAGAGCGGCATCAAATGCTTCCGGGCTGTCGTAGCTCTGCACATTGCCGTCGTCTCCGGCGGAAATGCCCATCAGGTCGGCCACCACAGAGGGCGGCTTCGATGCATCGCTGTGCAGCCACCAGACCACCTGGGTCAGGCGGTCCGCAGCATAAGCCTGCAGCTCCGTGGAAAAGGGCACGGTCCGGCCATGCACCCGCATCAGGCTGCGGCTGTCCTCCGGCAGACCGGCGGCCAGGGTGGCCGCCAGACGCAGCGGCAGGCTGCGCCAGCTCAGCACATGGTAATACTGCGCAAAATCGCAGATGAGGGCATCCTCGTCCGACGCGATCAGTTCGGCGAGGATGCAGAGTTTTTTCCGGCCTTGAAGCTGGTGAGCAGCTCATTCAGCGCCTTGTCGAGGGCACTCATGGGGACAATGCCCTTCTCATTGCGCAGGTGGTCGTACAGGCGCGCCTTGTTCTCCGGCGTCAGCATCCGGTCGCGCAGGACAAAAAAGGCCGAGGGGTCCTTGCCCAGCCTGGTCATAGCTTCGATCATTTCCGCGTCGTCCAGGAAATTCTCGTCCAGCTCGATTTCAAAGCCATCGTTCGTTTTTGCAGTGATCATGCCTGTGCCTCCTTGTTACTTGCGGTGTTCTTGACGGACTGGGTCACGGCCTTGCTGCCGCTGGCAGACTGAGCTGCTTCTGCCGCGATGATGTACTCGTAGTGGGTGTTGCCCTTATCGTCCGGTACGGCGGTGATGGTGGTGTTGTAGCCCACCGCACCGTTGGAGTAGGTAATGTCGCCCACCGCGGTGACGGCGGCGTCCGGGATGACGATGCGCTTGAGCGCGCCGTTCTTCATGACCATCTCCACGACCCAGGAGCAGTCCTTCTGCTCGGAGGAGTTCGCTTTGACCGTGATGCCGGCCTCCAGTGTGCCGGTGACGTTGTCGTCGCCGTACACGGACTTCAGCACAGCCGTGCTCAACGCTTCCAGCAGGGTGTAAGCGAAGGTGTCAGGCTTTTCGGTCTGCTGGGTCAGCACGGTGTCACCGCCCCAGGCGGTGGTGTTCTCGCTGGAGGGCGAGTTCGAGTTGGTCAGGCCGTCGCTGGAAATGTAGCCCAGCGACTGGAAGGCTTTGTCCAGCTCAGACTTTGCGTCCGTGGGCAGCGGGGTGCCCAGCGGGGCGCGCCAGACCGCGCCGCCGACCTTGGGTTTTGCAGCAGTTACGTTCTTTGCATCCATAGAGATACTTCCTTTCGTCAGTAATGTGTAACAGAAAAAACGGCCTGATAGCGAGGCCGTTTGCGTGTGGTATCCGGGAAATTGTACTCAGTGACAAGGTCGCAGGAGACGACCTCGGTCAGCATGTCGGCAGCCTGCATGGCCTGCACCACAAAATGGCTCAGCTGGGCGGCAGAAAAGTCGCTGCGGCCGTAGGACTGCACCGCCAGCGTGGCTGTGTAAACGCCTTCGTCGTGGCTGTCGCCGGTCTTTTCCAGGATACAAAAATTGCCGGAGGGGTTCTCCGGCATGGACATGTAACAGGGAAAAGCATTTTTCAGCAGGTAGTTCAGGATGATTTCTTCGATCATTTCTTTCGCTGGTAGCTCCTCACGGTGATCACTCTGCCGTCCTTCAGGTGGCGCTTGTGCTCATGCACCACCGCACCGGAACGGCTGGAAGAAACGGCTTTCAGCAGCGTGTTGTTGGCCGAGTTATCGGTGTAGGCAGCTGCAGAGGTGGTCTCCACCACGGCCACAGCGCGGGTCTGGGCTACATAGGCCTCATACCCGTCGCCGCAGCGGTCTTTCACGGTGTCGGCGCGGTCTTTGAGCACAGCCTGCATCTCCGGGGAGCGCAGCAGGGCGCGGACGCCGGGGCTGTTCAGCTCGATCTTGACCTTAGCCATAGCGCTCGACCTTCACTTTCTTGTTCCAGTCCAGCGGCACGAGTTCCTCAATGTACTGCTGTACACCGCCGTAGGTGCGCCATTTCTGGCCGAAAAATTCAACGGTAACATCATCCCAGTTATGGGCATCGCCTTTCGGGATGCACAGCTCATAGGCGAGATGATGGCCGTTCAGCTGCAGGTCGGTCGTCACAGCGGAAGCATCTGCCGGAGTGACCAGCACATTCTCCACCGTGACCGGCGTTTCTGCGTAGATGGGGTCATGGAAGCGGTCCTCACCGGTCTGGGTCTTCTCGTACAAGGTGACAGGAATGCCCTTAATCCACGGCATAAGGTTCGATCACTCCGATCCGCTGGCGGCGCAGGCCCAGCCGGGCCAGCTCCGATTTTTTGATGAACAGGCCGCCGCCGGGCACCAGAAAAGAGCCGGAAGCGGAATACCCGCCTGCCGACTGGGTGAACTGGGTCATAGGCTCCTGATTCGTGCTGGTCATGAGGGTGCGGGCCGCCACGTCCACCGTGACGCTCTTGGCCACGAGGGCCAGCGCCGGGTCAGCAGCCACAAGGGCGGGCAGGTCTTTGCCCACCTTGCGGGCTTCCACATCCAAACTGGCCGAGACCACCTCCAGCAAGGGAGATGCCCGGGCCTGTTCGGCGGCGGTCATGGGACGCCACAACGCCGCCAGATCTTCCAGTGTGGCGTAGGTCATTCGGCGGCCTCCGCTTTCTCCTTATCGGCCTTGGCGGTTTTGGACGACTTGACCGGCTCCCAGTCACCGCCGGAAATGCGGCAGGGCGTCTCGATCACAGCGCCGGTCTTTTTGTTGCGATACTGCATGATGATTCCTCCTTAGGCGCTGGCCTTGATGTGAGCGAATGCGGCGGCATCCAGAATGCCCCAGCCGATGTAGGCTTCGCCGCGCAGATACACCTGATTGTGACCCTTCAGGTCACCCAGCGTGGTGTCGTTGTCGGGGTTGCCGTACTGGATGACCTCAATGGGGATCTCCTTGGCGTAGCCCCACTTGAAGCAGTTGGCGAAATCGCCCACCAGTGCGCGGTCCAGACTGGAGCCGGAGGACAGGTTGGAGGTGGATTCGACATGCAGGCCGTTCACCTCGCCGGGATTGGCACCCCATGCCAGCTGCGGATACAGCTTTGCGCCGTCGGTGGTGGTCTGGGCCGCCAGTGCACTCTTGAAGCTGGGCGCCAGGATCATACCGGTCACGTCGCGCTCTGCACCCTGCACCAGAGCAATGGCAGCTTCCACGTTAGTGTCGGGCTTATCGCTGGCCGCAATGGTCACGGCCTGCGTGACCTTTTTGTCGAAATGATTGTCGCCGATGACAGAAGATGCCGTGCCGGTGCGCGGATTGACGCCGTGAAGGGCCATCAGATCCAGACCCTTTGCCACCTTCTTGGCGAAGCCATCTGCGAAAGCCTCCAGAACGTTCATCTGGTATTCCTCGGAAGCGTACAGGAATTCATCCGACACGCGGGCACCGTACTCGACCTTCAGCGGCAGAATGGTGATGGAATCCACGGTCGCGCCGCCCTTGGTCTTGGCACCGTTTTCGGCCACGATGTCCACTTCCTTGTCCAGCGTGAAGGTGAACTCCTTCATGCCATTGAACGGGATGGGCGTTGCGCCGCAGAGCTTCGCCAGCGCGGATGCACCGGTGGTCTTCTGGATGAAGCCGGGCACCAGCTCGGCGGGAAACAGGGAACCTTTGCTCAGAATATCAGGCATTGTAAACTCTCCTTTAGTCGTTGTTCATCAGCTGGTTGGTGAAGGTGCGCAGGGCGTCACGCTTGCTGCCGCCGCTGGGGTCCGGGTCGCCACGCGACGGTGCGGGCGGGTTCTTGGGCTTGAGCAGCTTCAGCAGGCTCTGGGCGTCCTTGCGGATGTCGGCCTCGGTGGAGCCGTTCAGCCGCGAGGACATCTCGAACGGCAGACCGACCTCATGGGCGATGCGGGACTTGAGGGCGTCCGTCTCGTAGGTCTGGATACGGGCATTCAGATCTGCGTTCTGCGCCTTCAGGTCGTCGTAATCGGCATAGGGCGCGAGACGGTCTGCGACCGCTGCGTCGAATGCTTCCTGCGTGGTAATGGGTTCAAATGCTTCTGCCATAGAAAAACTCCTTTCGTTCTGGCAAACAAAAACAGGCCCGTGTGGCCTGTTAATAGCTGGTGCGCTGGCGGCGCTTCGCCTTGCCCTCGGCGCATTGCCAGTGGGCAAGGATGACGCTGTCCAGCAGTTCGATGTGGCCGCCCTCGGTCAGGGAACGGTAGCCAAAGCCGCCGTTGGAGCCGATGGCCCGCTTTTCGCAGTTGGAAGCTGCCTGTGTAAGGCCGGGCTGTCCGGCGTGGCACAGGGTCTTTGCAAAAAGGGCCTGCTCAAAGGCAGCGTTGGCCGTGATGACCTGCTTGACTGTTGGAAGGACGGGTGCCTTGAGGTGTGCGGCTTTCATGGCGTCGGCCAAAAGCTGCTGCCCGCTGGCACCGTCCACCGCCACGGCGGCGAGGTCGGCTTTTGATAAAAAATCGAGGAGCCACCCACTGCCCGCCCGGGTGGGGCGGCAGTCGATGGCTTCCACGAAGATGGTGTTGTCTTTGGTGCGGCACGCGACGGCCAGCGCACAGCTGGTGCCGTCGGTGCTGAACTTGATGCCGGCATACAGTTTTCCGGTGAGCTTGGGCAGGACATCTGTTTTCAGTTCATCCCACTCGGCGCGGCTGATAGCCGATTTGAGATTGTAGCGCAGCCACAGGCCCAGACGCTGGATGTTGAAGTCGATGGGGTCATCGCCGATTTCATCTGCCACGCTGCGCTCGGTGAAGATGGTGCCGAGACTGGGGTTCGTGCGGTACCACGCTTCCACGTCGTGGGGGTCGGTCTGCTGCTCCACGCTCCATTCGGCCCAGCCGGTATTCTGGGTGTCGCCCCGCAGGGCAGCATTGCGCATTTTCAGGAACACCGTGCCGGAGGAGACCGGCGTGGGCGGGGTGCCGCAGAACAGGGTCTGCGGGTTCTCGCTGTCGGTGACAACATACTTCAGGGCACTGGCCTGATCGTCGGTGTATTCCTGTGCTTCGTCTACCACCAGCAGGTCGAAGCCCTCGCCCAGACCGCCCTTGGAAGAACGGGTGCGGAACTCAATGCGGCCTTCGCCATCTTCCAGCTGGATGTGCTCGCGGCCTACCGCCTGGATGGACTTGTACGGGATCTTCGCCTTGTCCAGCAGATGGCACAGACGCTCCCATGCCGCCCGGGAGGTTGTGGTGCGGTGGGCGGTGTGCAGGATGCTCTCGCCCTGCTGCAGGCCGTACAGCTCCCGAATGGCAGCAATCTCGTTTTTGCCGTTGCGGCGGGGCACGGCATAGCCGAACTTGGTGTGCACCCACAGATCATCCTCGTTGCGGGCAAGGATGTCATACAGGAGCAGCTCCTGCCATTGCTGGGCGGTGCGGCCGGTGGTGTTGTACAGGTCGATAGCATCCTGCCCGAGGGTCTTTGTGTAGGGTAGCACCACAGCGGCGGTAGGCGTCTGACGGCCCAGCCGCACATCGGCTGCCTGTTTTCGCGTCCGCGGCATGGTGGGCTGGCTTCCTCCTTCTTAGATATTGACGGCAAATCGAAAATATGGTATATAATAAATAGAGGTGCGCCTCCGCTATATGGTGGGGGCTCGACACCTCTATTTTTTTGCAATAAAATGCTGAACGGTGAGCAATGTATCTTTGCATATAACAAGGATATCCACGTCTTGCGTTGCGCTGGCAGTCAGCCTTTTTCGAAGAACTTCTTTCAACAAATCAACAGAAATCGTGTTCTGCCCATAGTTCAAGATAATGCCACCAGGATTCTCTTGAATTTGTTTCAGCCCATGCCGGACAGCACTGTTTGCGGATTTTTCGGTGGACGCTGTTTTTAAATCCCAGAGCTTTCCGTTCCAGATATAGTCCGGTGTCATCGCCTTATAATTATTTGCCTCGTTCAACAGCACAATGTCGCCGCCCAGATGGTCGTGCAGCCATTGTGCTGTTTTTACTTCATCGGCATGGCGCACCATGTCATAGCCGGTGTCATATGTAATGGATCCAATGCCCGGCGTGGCTGCCCGCAGATATTCCGGCAGGACATTCTGCAGCGGATCTTCTTTGGGCAGGCGCACTTTATTCGGAAGCGGCGTTTCCGTGAACTCTCTGCGCGCCTGAAGAACTTCCGGCTCCTCTGTCCATGTTTTGTTCCACACGTTCTGCCGCCTGCCCTCGCCGGGGTCGTATTCTACCCGGCAGCGGCAGCGCTCGTGGCGGCGGTAAACATCCTTCGGCACATGCGGGTAATCGTAAGTCCCGGCCAGTGCGCTGCACCACTTGCAGCAGTGGCTTTCGGCGGTGCGGATGACCCGGGGCTGCAGCCCGGCCTTGCCCTGAAACGAAACGTTCTTTTCAAGGGTGTCGTCCACCACCATGCGGGAGAAGGTGCGCACCGGTTCATCCAGTACCCACGCCGCATCCTTGAAGCGTTCTGCTTCGGACAGCTTATTCAGCAGGCCATTCACAGCGTCGGTGTTGAGCGCGGCATGCTGCGGGGCGATGCCGATGCCCGCCTGCTGGTTCAAAGCCAGCTGCACGGCAGCGGAAGCGTCCGCGATCAGGGCGTGGTCTTCTTCCAGCAGCGGGCGCACGACCCGGTCAGCAATGTTCCAGTAGAGCTTTCCGTCCGGCAGAATGTCGGCGGTCAGATTGCGGCGGAAGGCTTCGGCCAGCGCCGCACCCACACGCTCGGCATAGTCAGCAGCGGCAGCATAGGTATCGGCAGCAGGCGCTTCGTCGCCCAGCAGGGAGAGAAAGTCAGCCCGGATACGTTCCAGCAGCGCCGGGGCGATGTCTTTTTCGTCCATAGGCACCTCAGTTCTCGGTGCGGATGCCGGTCAGGTCGCGCAGATTCTCCTTGCCGAAGTAGCCCGGGATGGCGGTGTTGATCTTGCCCACGGCGTCACCGATGCCGGACAGCGTGGCGGCGTCCGGCTCGAACACCGGTTCCCACACGGGGCGGGTCAGGTAAAGCTGCTGGCGCTGGTAGGCAAAATCATCCCGCACGCAGGCAGCAAGGTATCCGGCATTCAAAAAGCCGCTGCCGAAGGTGCGCTGCGCCTTGCGGGCGGCCAGGCGCAGGCTCTCGTGGCTGGATTTGATGGCTTCGGCGCTGCTTGGATTGTCGGTGACAAAACCCAGGTCATCCAGCGTCAGGCCGGTCTCACCTGCGAATAGTGCAGCAAAGGTGCGCAGCTGTTCGGTGTAAGGACTCATGCTCTGCTGGGTGAACTGGCCCACCACCGGGTGGTCGCCGTCTTCGTCCTTTGTGATCTCCAACAGGCTGGAAATGGTGGCTTTCCATTTGTCCAGCTGGTCGGCTTCGTTGGAGGTGCCCAGCACATATTTCTGCGGGAAGGAATAGAACTCGGCGCTGATCTCGCTGCGCTTGAGGGTGCGCAGGGCACCCTGCTGCAATCCCATGCAGGCGCGGGAAATGCGGCTGTGCCCGAAGGGACGTTTTGCGTCCGGGCGGTATACGATGGGCACCAGCAGCGGGGCCGGTGCAGGGTTCGTCACCTGATACGGTTTCTCGCCTTTGGGGTAGTACCATGTACTGCCCGCGGTGAAGTAGGCTTCCAGCGTGGGCGTGCCGGTGTCGGGAGCGCTTTCCAGCACGGCATAGCCTTCCTTCAGCAAGCCGGTCACATCGTCCATCACACCGGTGGCATTTGCGCCGTCGATGACCTGCATCTGCGGGAAACCGCTGTCCTCATCCTTGTGGATGTACACAAAGCAGCAGCTGGAAATGAGCGCGGACAGCACGGCACTGTCAAACAGCACATCCGCGTTGTTCATGCGATAGATGGTGTTCAGGTCGAAGTTATCCTCCCGGAATTCCCGCCAGACCAGACGGTCGGCCAGCGTGTCCACAGCCTTGCCGCACCAGCCCAGCACTTCCGTGAAGGAGCGGAACTCCGGCGGCGTGACCATACCGAAGTCTTTGACAGCGTTTTTCATCTCATAGTATTTGTAGCGGGTCTGCACCCGCACCCGCTTTTGCAGCAGGCGGCGGCGCAGGTACGCCATGCCTTTCAGATCGCTCATAGGGCGGTGCTTTCTCCTTTCGCGAGAAAATATTCACAGTACGGTACGGGAAGGTCAGAGGGCACCCGGGGAGGGGGGCATCCCCCCCTATCCATGGTTTGCGTGTCCGTGGTTCTGCAGGCTGTCTCAGCGGCTACGGTAAGCCGCCCAGTCAGTACTCAGCGGCAGGGTCAGGGCGGCGTCTGTGTCCGGCTCGGTCTGTTTTTCCACAGGTGTAAACAGCTTGTCGCTTTTCTGTCGGTTGCACCAGAAATGCGCCAGCTGCAGATTTGCAAGGTCGCTGGGGTGGCCGCCTTTGGCGACTGGGATGATGTGGTCGATGCACGGCGAAAGCGGATGCGGAAACTTATAACTGAAATCCACAGGCTTGCCGCAGATGCCGCACACGGTTTGTGTGGCATAAATTTTCTTTTTGTTGCGCTCAAAGGCCAGACGGTGTGTGCCGTCCCGGTCTGGGCGCGTAACAGTCTTTGGCATGTGCAGCTCCTTGTGGTCGGATGGCCTGCCGTCTCTCATGGGGAGAGGGACTTTTGCAGGTGGGGGTGTTTCAAAGGGAGAGGGATAAAACGCCCCCGAGGTGCTTTGCAGGCCCGGGGTATGAAAAAAGCCGCCCATCAGGACGGCTCGGAAATGTTCAAGAAACCCGGCTGGTACATTCAGGCTGTTGGTCGGTAGGTGATCCTCTGTGTCAGCCGGGCAGCACAAAGCCCGCAGGATTGAAGGGAGTAAACCTTTCCTGCGGGCTCTTGCGATGATACTATTTTACCATGAAATCAGAGACATGTCACTGACGTCGTACTGACGTTTTACTGACATCTGTTACAGTTCCAGAGTGTCCACACCTTTGCGGTGGTGGCGGTAGACCTGCCGCACGCAGATGTTCATTTTCTGTGCAATCTGCTCCCAGTCTAGGAAACGGAGATACTTTAGCCGCAGCACCTCGTAATCCTTTGGGTCGTCTATATCTTCCAGCCGGGCCATAAGTTCGGCGTGGAGGTCATCACACAGCATGATCTGTGCATTCAAAGCCTTCTGAGCACGCTCAATACGTTCTACGGTTCGTGCCAGGCTTTGTCCATCGCTGTTACCGCCTGGCATTCCGGTTAACTGCTGCGTGGTACAGCCGGTATCATGTTCTGCTTCATCTAAATCATCTCGCAGGTGCTTGGCCTTTACCATAGCATCCCCGTACCGACTGAGCCAGCGTCTTTTTTCTTCGTAGGTCATCCCATCGCCTCCACCCGGACGAACACGCCGCAGGGGTCCGACCAGAATTTTTCTACGATCTCGCTGCACACCTGTGCATCGTCCGCCCAGAAGTGCAGGCGGGTCATCTCATCCTTGAGGGCTTTTTCCAGATTGTCAGTGTCCGGCTTGCTGGTGCGCCATGTGCCGTCCGGGTGCCGACCCTCGGTAGGGAAACACCACTTGACCAGCAGACGCACCGGCTGGCCTGCGGGGATAGGCTGCTGCGGTGCGTGGGGCGCAAGATAGGCGTGGAGCTTGGCACGGGCGGCTTTCAGTTCCGGGCTGTCGTGCAGCACCGCGTGCGGCTGCCCACCCTTCATGTAAGCGTGCAGCTGCTTTGCGTTGTGGGTGGTGGTGGGCGGCTGCATGGGGATAAAGAATTGCGTGTACATGGGGTTCACCTCGTTCTTTCTTTTTCTGATGTGCGCCAACGTGATGGGGAGGGTCTCCGAATGGATGGGGGCTGTGTACGCCCCATCCTTCGGGATACCCCATCACAATTGCAGTTGCAGTTTTAGCTATTATATATAGGCTATTTTGCACTGCAAAATCTGCAGTCATAGCGGCTATAACTGCAAAATTGCAGTTTTTCGTGTCGTGCAAAATAGCGGCTATAACTGCATTTTTACAACAACTTGTAATTCAAATTATTACGAATCGTTTAACCCGCGCTGCCGGGCTCCTTGCGGCCCACGTTCTCGCCATCGATCCAGAAGCGCCCATCATCCTTGAGCCGGGTCTTGATGGTGCGGGGTTTCAGATCCATGTATTCGGCCAGCGCGTAGATGGTAACGCTGCCGTCCATCATGCAGGCTTCAAAGGCGGTGTCCAGTTCGGCCTTTTTGTCCTTGGTCACCTTGCCTTTATCGCCCCAGCGCTTGGCGGCACCGCGGCTGCCCAGCGTCCTGAAATCGCTGTCCGGCTGCAGGTCCTCCAGCAGGCCGCTGTCCGGCTTGTGCACGGGGTAGTCGAACCAGAGGTTCACCGGGTCGAAGCGGGCAAACTCGCGCAGGGTGCCCTCGATGCGCCATGCAGTCATGCCGTCAGCCTTTTTCTCGGCGGCGGCCACGTCGGCGTCGATGGCCCGCAGATCCGCGAGGCTCAGCTTTTCCTTCGCGATGGTCAGCATCCGGTGGCGGCTGAGGGCGTCGTCCGGGCCGTAGGCGTCCGCATGGCCGCGCTTGTCCAGCATGGCCTTGATGACCCGGCAGGCGGCCTTGTTGTGGAGCTGCTCCCGGATGGCGTCGGTGGGCACCAGCTCGGTCATGTCCAGCATGGCGTCCGGGTCGCGGGCGAACACGCCGGAGCCGCTGGCACGGTCCATGCTGCGCTTGCCGCCCTGTGCACCTTTGCTGTGGTGATGGCAGTAGATCACGGCGCAGTCCAGCGCGCGGCACACAAGGTCGAACTGGTTGCAGAACTTCGCCATCTGGTCGGCGCTGTTCTCATCGCCGGTGATGACCTTATAAATGGGGTCGAGGATGACGGCGGTGTAGCCTTTTTTCTGCGCCCGGCGGATGAGTTTTGGGGCCAGCTTGTCCATGGGAACAGATGCGCCGCGCAGATTCCAGATGTCGATGTTCTTCAGATTGTCCGGTGCAAGGCCGAGGGCAGTGTACACGTCCTTGAAGCGGTGCAGGCAGGAAGCCCGGTCCAGCTCCAGATTGATGTACAGCACCTTGCCCTGTGCGCAGGAGAACTGGCCCAGCCACGGCTTGCCCTCGGCAATGGCGATGCACAGCTCGATGAGGGCGAAGCTCTTGCCCGCCTTGCTGGGGCCTGCCAGCAGCATCTTGTGGCCCTTGCGCAGCACCCCGAAGATGAGCGGGTCGGCCAGCGGCGGCAGGCTCTCCCAGTCGGCGGCGAGGTTCTCGGTGTCCGGCAGTTCATCCGTTTCCGCTTCCAGCCAGTCCCGCCATTCATCCCAGCAGGATTTTCCAATGTTCGTTTCCATCAGTATCTGCCGCTTGTCACCGCGTGGGATGCCGGGCATCCGGGAAAGGCGGGAAGGGTTGCGGTTCTGCTGGTCGATGGTCAGGCCGTTTTTCTGGCAGGCGGCATAGAGATAATCCACGCGCTTGCGGTACTCGGCGTAGTCCGGGGCATCCACCTTCACGATGGCGTGGACGCTCTTGCCGCCGGAGTAGACCAGCGCCGCACAGGGCAGTTCCAGCTGTTTGATGATGGCCTGCTGCTTGCCCAGTTCCATGTTGTCGCACTCCACGAGGGCGTAGCGGTAGGCGGTGATGTTGGCATCCTTGCGGCCAGTGCCGTCCACGGGGTTGAAGCAGATCCAGGCACCCACCTCCGGGTCCCAGTCGCCCAGCACCTTGCCGAGATCGCCGCCGCAGGTATCCAGCTCGGAGATGAGCTGCTTCGCGGTGCGGCTCCAGCTGCCGCGTGTCGGGCGGCGCTTGTCGTCGGCCATGAAGCTTTCGGTCACATAGGCCACATACTCATCTTCTTCGAACAGGGCCTGCAGGTAGCGCTTGAGCTGGTCGGCAGGGTCCCACTGCTCAGGCAGGTTCAGCTCGTGAGCTTCCACCCAGCGCGGGTCCACCAGACGGCCTTCCGGCTGGGCACCGGGGCCGGCAGAAATGTCATCGTTCCAGTCCAGCGCGTGGCCTGCGGGGCCGCTCCATCCGTGGGAATAAGCCAGCTGGAAGATGCTGCTGGCCGTGACAGGGCTGCCACCGCCGCCGTGAAAACTTTCCCATTTCTTAACGCACTCGCCCTTGTGGTAGCGGCCCGCGTCGCGGGTGCTCCACTGCTCCCAGACAGTCACCGGCAGGCCGGAGTCTTTCAGCCCCATGCCCACCATGAGCCACTCGTCATAGGTCAGGGCGGCCGGGGAGATGAAGTCCAGTGCTTCCTTGAGTTCATTTTCATGTTCCATTCGTGTTACCATCCAAAGTCAAAATGACTGTCCGGCGCAGCGGGCGGCTCGGCGGGCGGGGCGTAAGTTTTGGGGTTCACGCCCTTGGGCACACCGCGCCAGCCCTGCGCTGCAATGCGGTCGATCATGTGCTTGGCGGCGTCGAAGCTCCATGTGCCCACGCTCTGGAAACCGTAGCGTTCCAACACGCGGATCTGTTTTGGCGTGGTCAGACCTTCGGCGCGGCGTTTGTTCAGCCGGTCCAGCAGCAGGGATGCTTTGCCTGCCGATTCCACGGCATCCGGCAGAATGCCCATCTTCTCGAGAGCGGCAGACTGCTCGGCGCTGGGCGGGCCTGCTTCCCAGCCAAAGGCCGGCACATACCCGGCGAGGTCCTCAGCCTGGATGCTCATCTCGTACTGCAGCGGGTCCACCAGCTTTGCTTTTTTGCGGCGCTGTTCTTCCAGCTGCTTGGCGAGGGCTTCCTCCCGCTGGGCCACTACGTCCTCGCTGGCCTGCACGGCGGCTTCCTCGATGTCCTCAGGGCAGCCGGTCTGGGCCAGATTTTCAGTCATCTGGCGGGCCACGGTGCGGTCCTCGCACACAAGGTCTGCCGGGCGGCACAGCTCGTGCTTGTCGGTCATCCAGAGAAAGTCCAGCAACAGCAGGTCGGTCTTGCCCGGTGAAAGGCGGGTGCCGCGTCCGACCATTTGGCTGTACAGGCTGCGCACCTTTGTGGGCCGCAGCACCACCACGCAGTCCACGGACGGACAATCCCAGCCCTCGGTGAGCAGCATGGAGTTGCAGAGCACATTGTACTTGTCGGCTTCGAAATCGGCCAGCACCTGCTTGCGGTCGTCGCTCTGGCCGTTGACCTCGGCGGCGCGGAAGCCGTGCGCGTTGAGCAGGTCGCGGAACTTCTGACTGGTCTTGATGAGGGGAAGGAACACCACCGTTTTGCGGTCACGGCAGCGCTGGGCCATTTCGGCAGCGATCTGTTCGAGGTACGGGTCCAGCGCGGTGCCCAGCTGGCCCAGCGAGTAATCGCCGCTGGTAAAACCAACGTCGGTGATATCCAGCTTCAGTGGGATGGTCTGGGCCATGATCTTGCACAGATAGCCCTCCTTGATGGCGTCGGTCAGCTTGTACTCGAAGGCCAGACTGTCGAACACCTCGCCCAGATTGCGCATGTCGCCGCGGTCGGGCGTGGCGGTGACGCCCAGCACCTTGGCTCTGTCAAAGTAGTCGAGGATACGGCGGTAGCCGTCGGTGATGGCGTGGTGGGCTTCGTCAATGATGATGGTGCCGAAATAATCCTGCGGGAAACGTTCCAGCCGGGCGGTGCGCTGCAGGGTCTGCACGCTGCCCACGACCACCCGGAACCAGCTGTCCAGACAGGTGGATTCGGCTTTTTCCACGGCGCTGACAAGGCCGGTGGAACGCTGCAGCTTGTCTG